AAGGTGGAGACAATTTTAAAAAACTATACAATGACTCAGACGTCACTCAACGAAATGCGAATGGACAAACTCGCTCTGGATTATATAGCTTGTTTATACCTATGGAGTGGAATTACGAAGGATACATTGATTCTTATGGATTACCTGTCTTCGACACGCCTAAAAAACCAAAGCAAGGGCCTCAGGGTGAAATAATAGATTTAGGCGTAATACAATATTGGGACAATGAAGTAGATGGTCTTAAAAAAGATCAAGACGCTTTAAATGAATTTTATAGACAATTTCCTCGTACTACCAAGCACGCTTTTAGAGATGAATCAAAAGAATCTTTATTTAATCTAACTAAGATTTACGAACAAATAGATTTTAACGAAGACTTAAGAAATTCTATAAATATAACTAAAGGGTCTTTTCAATGGGAAAATGGTCATCAAGATACTAAAGTTATATTTGTTCCTAATAACAATGGAAGATTTTTAGTAACTTGGGTACCACCTATTCAATTACAGAATAAAAGATATCAAAAAAACGGTACTAATTATCCAGGAAATGAGCATGTAGGTGCTTTTGGGTGTGACCCTTATGATATATCAGGAACTGTAGACAAAAGAGGTTCTAAAGGATCTCTACACGGTCTTACAAAGTTTTCAATGGAAGACGCTCCACCTAATCATTTTTTCTTAGAATACATAGCTAGACCTCAAACAGCGGAAATATTTTTTGAAGATGTGCTTATGGCTTGCGTGTTTTACGGTATGCCAATACTAGCAGAAAACAATAAACCTAGACTTTTATATTATTTTAAAAAAAGAGGTTATAGAGGTTTTTCAATAAATAGACCTGACAGAAGATATAGTAAACTTTCTATAACAGAAAGAGAATTAGGAGGAATACCTAACTCAAGTGAAGATATAAAACAAGCTCATGCGTCTGCAATTGAAACATACATAGAAACATTTGTTGGTTTGAAAGAAACTGGTTATGGTGATATGTATTTCCAAAAAACACTAGAAGACTGGGCTAAGTTTAATATAAACAACAGAACCAAACATGATGCTTCTATAAGCTCTGGACTAGCTCTTATGGCTTGTAACAAACACAGGTATTCACCTGTAAATAAAATTAAACTACAGCCTGTAGATCTTGGAATTAAAAAATATGACAATAAAGGAGCTACATCAAAAATAATAAGTTAAATGAATATATACACTAACTCAAATAGCGCGTTTCCTAGCCAAGTTGTAAGTAATGCTGAAAAAGACACTATAGAATATGGCAGTCAAGTTGCAATGGCTATTGAATATGAGTGGTTTAGATCTGGTAGAACTAATGGTAACAGATATTTAACAAACTGGAACAACTTTCACTCTTTAAGGTTATATGCTAGAGGAGAGCAATCTGTACAAAAATATAAAGACGAATTAGCTATTAACGGTGATTTGTCTTATTTAAATTTAGACTGGAAGCCTGTGCCTATTTTATCTAAATTTGTGGATATAGTTGTAAATGGAATATCTCAAAAATCCTACGAAATAAAAGCCTATTCACAAGATCCTGAGTCTATAAAGAAAAGAACATCATATGCTTCTAAAATATATGAAGATATGATTTCTAAAAAATATATAGAAAATATAAAACAAGTTTTAGGAATTGATTTGTATCAAAGCCCTGATCCTAGTTTAATTCCAGAGTCAGAAGAAGAGTTAGAACTTCATATGCAACTTAGTTATAAGCAGTCAATAGAAATAGCTGAAGAAGAAGCTATATCTAACATTATGGCTAAAAATAAATATAATCTTACTAGACGCAGAATAAACATGGATTTAGTCACCATAGGTATTGGTGCTTGCAAAACTAACTTTAACACTTCTAACGGTGTTACAATAGATTATGTAGATCCAGCATATATGGTTTATTCATATACTGAAGATCCTAATTTTGAAGATATATATTATGTAGGTGAAATAAAATCTATAACAATACCAGAACTCAAAAAAGAGTTTCCAAACATATCTGAAAGAGAGTTAGAGCGCATACAGCAAATGCCAGGAAATAGACAATATATAACTGGTTGGGGTGGATATGATGAAAACACAGTACAGGTTTTATACTTTGATTATAAAACATATAATGATCAAGTTTTTAAAATAAAGCAAACTGATCAAGGCTTAATGAAGGCTATTGAAAAGCCAGATACTTTTAACCCGCCTGAAAATGATAACTTTGAAAGAGTATCAAGATCAATAGAGGTTCTATACAGCGGAGCTAAAGTATTAGGAACTGATACAATGCTTAAATGGGAACTTGCTGAAAACATGTCTAGACCTTATGCTGATACTACGAAAGTAGAAATGAATTACTCTATCTGCGCGCCTAGAATGTATAAAGGTAAAATAGAAAGCTTAGTTAGTAAGTGTGTAGGTTTTGCGGATATGATACAACTTACACATTTAAAATTACAGCAAGTATTATCTCGCATGGTGCCAGATGGTGTCTATTTAGATATGGATGGGTTAGCTGAAGTTGACTTAGGTAACGGTACAAATTACAATCCAGCTGAGGCTTTGAATATGTATTTTCAAACAGGTTCTATTGTAGGTAGATCATTAACACAAGATGGTGAGCTTAATAGAGGTAAAGTGCCTATTCAAGAACTACAGAGCAGTAGTGGCGGTGCAAAAATTCAAAGTTTAATTACTACGTATCAATACTATTTACAAATGATACGTGATGTAACGGGACTTAACGAAGCTAGAGACGGTAGTTTGCCTGATCGCAACACTTTAGTAGGATTACAGAAATTAGCAGCTAGCGCTTCAAACACTGCTACTAAGCATATAAATCAATCTAGTTTATATATAACTCTTAGAATGGCTGAAAATATATCTTTAAAAATAGCAGACGCCCTATCTTTTCCTTTAACTGCTAACTCACTTCAAAATTCTATATCTGTATTTAATGTTAAAACTTTACAAAATTTAGTAAGTTTAAATTTACATGATTTTGGTATATTTTTAGAATTAGAACCAGATGAAGAAGAGCAAGCAAAATTAGAGCAAAATATACAAATTGCCTTACAGAATGGAGGCATACAGCTAGACGACGCTATAGATGTTAGGCAGATAAAAAATCTTAAACTTGCTAATCAAATGCTTAAGATTAAGCGCAAGCGTAAAGAGCGTAGAGATATAGAGGTTCAACAATCTAACATAGCAGCTCAAGGTCAAGCTCAAGCTGAAACAGCTGAAAAAACAGCTATGGCTGAAGTTCAAAAACAAGAAGCTATAAGCGGGTCTAAAGTACAGTATGAACAGGCTAGAACGCAAATGGAAATCCAAAAAATGGAAATTCAATCTAAACTTGATCAACAAAAAATGCAGTTGCAGCATCAATACGACATGCAGTTAAAGCAAATAGAAACCCAGTCAATGCAACAAAAAGAAAACGCGATAGAAGATAGAAAGGATAAAAGAACTAAATTACAAGCAACACAGCAAAGTGAAATGATAAGTCAAAGAAAAAATGATGGCTTACCAATAAACTTTGAACAACAACAAGAACAAGGCGCTCAAGCGTTTATGTAGTCTTTAATTATTTAATTATATTATATTATGTCAGAAGTAAAAACAAATGAACCTGTTAAGCAGGAAGGTGATTTTAAAATTAAAAAGAAAACAACGCCTAAAAAATTAACCGAAACAAAAGATAACATTACAAAAGTAAATGTTAACCCAAAAGAACCTTTAATACAATTAGAAGATAATGTAACTAAGGTTGAAATTAAAAAAGAAGAAGATGCCATTCAAATCGGAGGAACAAAAGAAGTATCTGGAGATACATCATCCGGAGATAGCGTTAAGATGGAAGAATCTGTATCAGAGTCCAACGAGACTACTGAAGGGTTTTCTCCGATCCAAGAAGTAACTGAAGCTGAAGTTAAAGAAGTTGAAGCAGAAGTTAAAGAAGCTCTAAGAGATGAAAAAATATTAGGCAAACCATTGCCGGAGAATATTGAAAAGCTAGTTTCGTTTATGGAAGACACTGGCGGTACAATAGAAGATTATACTCGTTTAAATGCTGATTACTCTAGCATTGACGATGTTACTTTACTAAAAGAGTATTACAAAAAAAATAAGCCTTATTTAGAGTCTGACGATATAGATCTTTTGTTAGAAGATTTTGTTATTGATGAAGACTTAGACGAGGAAAGAGATGTAAGAAAAAAGAAACTTGCATTTAAAGAAGAAGTTGCAAAAGCCAAAAACTTTTTAGAAGAGACTAAGAGTAAATATTACGACGAGATCAAGTTGAGACCGGGCGTTACTCAGGAACAACAAAAAGCTATGGATTTTTTCAATAGATACAACAAGCAACAAGAACAAGCTGAGCAACAGCATCAATTGTTTAAAGATAATACAAAAAAGCTTTTTAGCGATGATTTCAAAGGTTTTGATATCAGTGTTGGTGAAAAGAAATATAAGTATAATATTCAAAACAAAGATAAAGTTGCAGAAAACCAGTCTAATATAACAAACCTCGTTGGGAAGTTCCTAGACGAATCTGGTAATGTTCAAGACGTTAATGGTTATCATAAAGCTATGTATGCTGCTGAAAACGTAGATAAGATTGCCGCTCATTTTTATGAGCAAGGAAAAGCAGACGCTGTAAAAGACGTTATAAACAAATCAAAAAACTTGAGTGACACTAAAGCTAGGACTACTCAAGGAGATGTGTTTTTAAATGGGTTTAAGGTGCGAGCCATTTCAGGCGCTGATTCTACAAAACTTAAAATAAAAACTAAAAAATTTAACTAATAAAAACTTAAAATTATGAGTTTATCTCCTCAATTTGGTAGTATTATTCCATCTCAAACACAAGAGATTTTAAATAGTAACTACCTAAAATTTAACGACGGTGGAGCTGGTAACACTGACACATTTGCTCAGCAGTACCTACCTGAAATTTATGAACAAGAAGTAGAGCGTTACGGAAACAGAACGTTATCTGGATTCTTACGCATGGTTGGTGCTGAAATGCCAATGACATCTGATCAAGTAATTTGGTCTGAACAAAACAGATTACATATTTCATACAATGACGTATTAACTGGAGCCGCTGGAACAAACACACTTACTATTCCAGCTGGTGTAGAAAATGTTATGTCTGTAAATGATACTATAGTAATTTTAGATCCTGTAACTGGTATTGAATCAAAAGCTTTAGTTACTGCTTCTACTCCTGGCGCTGGTCCTAACACTATTACTGTTGGTGCTTTTGACGGTGCTGTAATAGCAACTACTTTTGGCGCTGCTAACGCAGGACTAAAAATATTTGTATACGGTTCTGCTTATCAAAAAGGAACTTCTATGGTTCAAGGTGGTACTGGATTGTCACAAGAGAGAAATAGCGTTGAGCCTGTTTTAACTCAGTTTTCAAACACGCCATTAATCATTAGAGATCAATATGTAGTATCTGGTTCTGATATGGCTCAAATTGGATGGGTTGAAGTTGCTACTGAAGATGGAACTTCTGGATATTTGTGGTATTTAAAAGCTGAGTCTGAAACAAGACTACGTTTTGAAGATTACTTAGAAATGGCAATGGTAGAGTCTGAAAGATCAAATCTAGCAGCTCCAACTCCAGCTAAACTGCCTGGTAGTGAAGGTTTATTTGCTGCTATTCAAGATCGGGGTAACGTACAAGTAGGATTTACTGCTGCTTCAGGAATCAGTGACTTTGATGACATTTTGAAAAACTTAGATACTCAAGGTGCTATTGAAGAAAACATGCTTTTCTTACAAAGACAAACTGCTTTAGATTTTGATGATATGCTAGCTGCAATCTCTGGTGGAACTGCCGGTGGTACTGCATTTGGTTTATTTGAAAACTCTGAGGAAATGGCATTGAATCTTGGATTTAGTGGTTTCCGCAGAGGATCTTACGATTTCTACAAAACTGATTGGAAATACTTAAATGATGCTTCAACTCGTGGCGCTATCGATGGAATCAACTCTATTGAAGGTGTATTAGTACCTGCTGGAACATCAACTGTATACGATCAAGTGTTAGGAACTAACATCCGTAGACCTTTCTTACATGTACGATACAGAGCTTCACAAGCTGATGATCGTCGTATGAAGTCTTGGTTGACTGGTTCTGCTGGAGGCGCATTTACATCTACTCTTGATGCTATGGAAGTAAACTTCCTATCAGAAAGATGTTTAGTCGTACAAGCTGCTAACAACTTTGTATTATTCAAAGGTATCTAATTACCTT